CGTCAGTCTCCTCAAGGGTATGGCGGGAAAACATTTACCAAGATACGCACCGTCCGTGATGGAAAGACATTCATCTACGACTCTTCAGAAAGCGCGAACAGGCTTAACGAAGAAGCCATGATTGAACGCAACAAGTCTTTTGCCAGAGCTAAAGACGAGGTTCTTCGTGACCGCAGTATAGAGGCGGCAGAACGTGCTAAAGACCAAGGTCTTAACAACGTACTAGACCCTCGTGACTTAGAAGAAATCCAGAACGAAATCCGTTTGGCAGAAGGCGCAGTCAGTCGGGCGCAAAAAAGTTTTGACCAATCAGTGAACGAGGGGGTTTCAAGCGAAGACCCTGCTTTCGCAGATGCAGTCAGAGAGGGGCGAGACGTTCCCAATGAAGGTGAGGCAGATGCTTCAGCAAAATTAAAAGCCGCGCAAACCCGTTTAACAGAAGCTTTGGGCAGAGCTAAAGCTATTACTGGTGGGGATGCCACTGACCCAGACATTATCAAGTCAAACTTAAAAGACCTTTACGACCCACTTGTGTACACCGACAAGGGTACAGTTGTTGCGAACAGAGTTGAAAAATCCAGAGCTACTGGGCTACGTCGTTACTACGAGTTAGAGGCTCGGATAGCAGGCATCCATCAAGACTTGAAGCGGGCCGAAAGAAAGGGTGACGCAAAAGCCGCTGTTGCTTTGAAGCAAGAGCGGGCAAAACTCAACAAGCGTAAGTCAGAGATGTTGAACACCATGTCTCCATCTGACAAAAAGCGCATCAAGGCAGACGATACAAGCGCGGCTGTACAAGCTCTTGGCCGATTGAAGAGGGAGCTACGTAAAACAGAAGCAAACGATTTCGAGACCAAATCTCAGGTTCCTGAGAGCGAGTTGATTCGTGAAGCAGAGGACGTATTCAACGTACAGCTTACAGAGGAAGAGCTTTCTAGGGCAGAGTATTATGCCAACATGGAAGAGCTTGCTGAATTGTCTTACCAAGAGATGCAAGGGGAGCTTGCTCACTTACAAGAACATAGCGCTGGTATGCCGAAAGAAGAGGTGCGAGCTTCTGCTAAACAAATTGTTTCAAGCGCACAAGAGAAGGTCCAGTCAACGAAGCCAGACTCTAGACCAAAGGGTGAGCCAGAAGCACACATTGTCCAAATCGGCAAACGTGCTTACAACATGGCAAAGGATGTCCAGTACCAGAAGATAGATGGAGGCTCTACCAAGTTCTTTGTGAACGGTAAAGAGCTTGGCTCTATCCGTGAGTTCTCTGATGAGAACGGTGTAAAGGTGTTCCAGATTATACGTCGCAACGGCGATAAAGTTTCTTCTGACATGGCTATGTCAAGATCAGAGCTTTACAAGAAGATAGCTCAAGCATCGAAGAAAGAACTTGATGAAGTTCTTTCTTCGGGTAACGTGCCTGAAGAGCGTTCAATCGCTACGTCGCCAACAGAAATCCCTGATTATCATAACACTCAGCGTTACGCCGACGTAGAAGATGCGCCTTTGCAGGCTCAATCATCTGATCCTATTACAGTAGCTGACGACGTAAAGCCTCAAGACAGAGGTGTTAAGCAGGAATCTATGCCTGATGGTAAGTTGGTTTCTATACAAATCATTGATCCAAAACATCCAGACTTCGGTAAGAATAAGGGTGTCAGAGTAATTAACCAAACCAGCAAAAAGGGTTCCGCTCCTCAAACCTCTTCTGCTCAGTTGTCAGGTGGTCTAAAGCCTAACCAATATGTAGTAGGCTCTGTGAACGCTATGGACGCACAGGGTTCGCCAGTCAAGTCTGGCTCAGTAGCCGCCGCAAAAACATTCCGACCACTAAACCCAGACGAAGACTTCATCTCTCTTGATGGACAGCGTTTGACGGGCCGACAAGCTGGCGAAACAGAGTCTTTGATATCTGCCGAAGATGCCGCTCTTCCAAACTCACCTCGCGCTCGTGAGAACAGGGCAGTTAATGTAAACGAACTGGATAACATACCTCTTAACAGAGAAACCATGTCTCCAGAACTAAACCAGTCTGGACTACCAGACAGCATAAAAACTGCTGGAGATTTACAGCGGTTCATTGCTGATATGGAAGATGTAGAGTGGAACAAGTTTGATACAATAGAACAGTTTGATCAGTTCGTTGCATCTTTACGTGCTGGATACGAGACGCTGGCTACATACGCACCTAATGGTGTTAAGTTACCAAACCAAAAGCGCTCTCAGTCTTACAAGCAACTCGGTCAAATGCTCTCTGGCAAAGACCAGAAAGAGATTTCAGAGATACTTAGTATCTTTAACCTTATTGCTGGTTCAGAAAACAGGCAGTCTGCGATGCTTGAAAGCGCTATGCCTGTCTTTGACTCTTCAAAGACATACGGGTTCAAGCAACCAGGTCGTCACATGTCTAAGGACAAGCAAAGCAACTCAGTCCTTATTGGCACTTCTAACAAGCAAACAGACGCCATGAACTTCTCTCACGAGATGGCTCACTGGGCGTACCAAAACATGCTTACTCCATCAGAGCGTTTAGAGTTCTGGGACATAGCCAGAGGCTACATGACTTCAGACGGTGCAGACTCTGCGGCCTTGAAGAGACGTTTGCCTGGTATAAGCTCAGGGGAAATACGTAGTCCATCAGAATTTTTTGCTAACCAGTTCGCTATATACGTAGCCAATCGTCGTCAAAGCGTACAGGGAAGCCTCCTTGAGCGCTTGTTCAAAGACGTTGGAAGGAAAGCAGAAAGTCTTGTGCGGCGACTACTGGGTATGGACAACCCCCTCGACGAACAACTGGTCGATATGTTTGAGCGCATAATGCCTGATCCCAAAGTTTCTGTAGATGGCGTGTCTGCTGGCCGTCCATTGAAGAACCAGTTTGAACAGATACTTGTCTCTTCCAACGGCAAGAAGTCTGGTGCGGCTCGAATGGCCGCTCAACAGTTGCATGATTTGCGAGAAATCCAGATTGAAATTGAGGAAGCCCTACGTGTAGGCGGTGCTATAGGGTATGACGCTCGCATTATGGCAGACGTACTGGAACGGGCTTCCAAGAAAGTCTACGGGAAGTTTGGTGGCAGGCCAGGCCAGCGTTCGCACAGCACAAGAACAGACATAAACGGTAACTCGGTTGAAGGTGGAAAGCGTGTGACTATGCTTGACAGCTACGACAAGGGTGGCTCGCCTGTCTACAATGCGGGTGCAGAGGATATCGTTCTTCCTAATGGCAAGACCGTAAAACCGTTTAAGTATATGTCTAGTCGTATCGCTCGTGGGCGGATGCTGGGCATGTCTTACAAAATCATGCGTATGTTGAATGACGCAGACTTTACAAATGCACTGTCAAAGATAGAAGCTTCTGATCTGACTGGCAAAGAGTTGGATGATGAGCTGTCTCGGCTGATAGCAACCCAGCAAGACGGTGGCATGATGTCTATCTCAGACGAAGTTGCCGCTTTTTCTAGCGATAACAGTGGCACACTAGCAAGCTCATTTGAGGCTGAAGCATCTATCCTTAGAGCCATCTCAGAAAAGACTGACTCAGACGGTAAGCTTTCCGCCTTAATGGTTCAGCAAGCTAACGATATGGTTGTTGCTCTGGACATGGGCATTGATGAGTTCGTGCGTATATACAACACTAACTTCCGTAGCACAAATGGAGTTGCCCCCAACATAACTAAGGCTGGGCAAGTCTATAAGAGTGGAAACAAGACTACGCAAAAGTATGTAAAACGTGTTGAACAGAAGGCAAAAGACTTAGCTCTTAAAGTAGCTAACGCAATAGACACAGCAGAAGACCAAGTGTTTGGTCAAGCTAGTTCTATAGAGTCAGACCCAGTTGTATCTCGTGACATAAAGGGCATGAGTAACAAAGAGGTAATGGTACGTATCAATGACATAAAGGGAGCGGACACTCCTGAAATGCGTGAACTGAAGCAAGAGTTATATCATCGTGTAACAGCTTCTTTGGACGACCCTGATGTTGCGTATAGGCTTACACCGACAACAGCTAAGTTTCTCTCTGACGTTATGAAGCTGGCTGGTGATATGCCTGCTGAAAAACAATTTACTATTGATACGTTCTACAAGGCGATTGATCTAGGCGACTACGAACTAGGCGAGAACGCAATACGATATCTTGGTCAGCTACGTTCGGAGCCTGGTGAGGGACTTCCTGTTCGTCACAGCTTGGTGGGTCGCGCTATTGACATCGAGGCTGGTCAGCGTAGCAAGGCCGACCCGCACAACGGAGTTCCTGGCGATGCTCCTGCGGCTATTAAAGAAGTTCTAACTAAGCTAACTCACAGAGACAAGAAGGTTGAGTACACTTCTCGGACAATGCTCTACAGAATGTTAAACCTTATGGGTAGAACAGCTACAGAGCTAGTGAGAGACAAGACTACATTTATGACAGGTGAAGACCTGTTTAAGTTGTCTGGTGAGCCAATGCCAGTGGGGTCTAAAGCGGCCTTCAAAGAGACTGCAACTCTTAGCGGGGAGCCTTTCAACGCAACTCGCAAACAGTTGCGTCAATTTGCAATAGGAATAACAAGTGGAAATGCTGACCCTATAGATGTCATGCATGAAATAGGCCACATGGTAAGTCGTGCAACTTTCGACGACGTGGACAGAGACCACATGATAAGTGGGTTTATCCAAGCAGTAGAAAGTGGAGACAAAGCCGCGCTTGAAATCCAGTCACGGTATGGAAAGATAGAGGGCTACTTAGAAAAAGACATAGCCGAAGAATGGTTTGTTGAAGGCTGGGGCCAGTGGATGGCTAAGAAAGTAGCCAAAGGCGATATCTATAACATACGGTTTGGTGACGGCAACGTGTCAGAGCTTACCGTAAAAGGATACTTGTCACAGCTTGCTGATAGACTATATGAGTCAACTGCTTACGTATTGAATGGTCTTATTGGTCGCAAGACAATACGACAGCAATACCGTCAGATGCTTTATCACGGGGACATGTTCTCAAGTAAGCGCTCATCATCTCCTATCAAGACAGTGGTGAACGCTAATCAGTTCCCTGCTGTGAACCATTCTATGGCTCGCTCTTACGTACAACAAGTTGTTAAGGGAATGAGCAATGAGAAGAAGCTTATGCTCAGGGAATTTCTCGGCGCAGGACCAGACGAGGACTTAGCTGACTACGTAGAGTTCCACGGTACTCCAGTGCTGGATCAGTTTGATCGGGTGAGAAACCCAGACGCTTATCTCATTCCTTCAGATGACGGTATGTTTGGGCCAGGCGTGTACACTACTAAGAACCAAGACTACGCTGGTGGGTACGCGGATCGGACAGCGCCTGACGCCTATCGAAACATGGCTAGAGGTCTTGAGGGTGAGAAAGCTGAGACCGCTGAAAACATCATTAAGCAGATAGAAATTCTGGAAGAGCAATTCCAAGACGCTCAACTGTTGGACGGGCCAGAAAGCTACACAAGAGCCGCACACTTCTCTGCAAAACTAGAAGCGGCAACAGAAGCCTTTGCGAGACTGACTAACAACAAGAAATCTCCTGGCGTTCTGCCGATGTTTGTTCGGAAGAAAAACCATATAGACCTACGAACAAACAAACGGTTTGACTTCGCTTCAGGCGAGCCGTCAGACGTTAGCTCAATGCTGGCTTCTGCTCAAAGGCGCGGGTACATTAACCAGTCGCAAGCAGAAGACATCGCAAACTTCATGGGCGGCGATGGTATTAGTGGTGATGAGTTCTACGACATTATGGTTTCTGCGATGGGTGACAAGAACGCTGATGGGTTCCGTTACATTAAGCCAGATTTGGAGCCAGAAGGTAGAGCAAACTTCTCCCGTTTTCTGAGAGACGAGGGCTACGAAGGTATCATATCCAACAGTTTGCCTGGCACGAACTTTGAAGAAACAATCACCTTTAACCCTAACCACATGAAGCATATCGAAGCTGACTTCTATGACAGTGATCGTCGTGGTATGTACTACAGCGTACTAGGTGACGAAGGCACATCTGGTTTGGCAGGCGATGCGGTTCAGGCTATGGCTATACGCGAAAAGCCTATAGACCTAAACGACATGGTGGGTGTTGCAAGGCAACTGCAAGAAGCGGGCATGCCTGACCTACTGAACCCAATGCGTCGAATGGTTCGCAAGGAAATGCCGACAGAGGGAGATGTTGAGACAGTCAAGAAGACATCTACTGTGTTCAGTTACTTCAGAGAAAACAGTCAAAAACTAAGAGAGTCTGGTGCGGCATGGCTGGGTGATTTCATAAAGCCCGCAGGAGGAACTGGTATATATGAGCGTCACGACGTAGACCTGAGCGACAAAGTTCTGCCTATAATGAACGCTCTGAAAAAACTTCCAGACAACAAGAACTGGGCTACTAGGTGGTCTCGCAAGTCTCTGGCATTTTTGCCTGACAAGTACACTGGCGCAGTTGGCCTTCAAGAGATGCCCGCCTCTCACAAAAGAATACTCGGCGCTATACGTCGTGGAGAGTCAGAGGTTCGTAAGTTAGATGCACAAGAACAGACTGCCGCTCGTCTTATCATATCTGAGTTTGAGGCAGAGCGTGTACGTATGACAGATTTGGGCATACCTGTTGGCGACAGCCGTCGTGGTGCTGGAGACTACTACGTTCCCCAGCAATGGGATGTAGAGTTGATACGCCAAAATCCTTCTAAGGCGAAGAAAGCTTTTGCCCAGTTCTTCTACGAAGAAAGCAGACGGCCTGACTTTGAAGACATGTCCTTGGATGCTAACGCCGCACACAACAAGTCTGAAGATTTTATCAACGGGCTGATTGATAGTGACGGTGAGATATACGGTGATGATGTTCTACGTCGCGCTGTTGGAGACCCGTTCTTTAACAGGGTTATTAACCTGAACCCAGAACAATATAACTTTATGGACGACTTCTTGGTAAACGACTTAGAAGGGTTGATTGCTAAATACTTTGATAGCACCACAAGGAAGATAGCATTGACTGATCGCTTGGGCGTTGCTGGTCATGGCTTCTCTGCTTACATGAACGTAGCTAAAGACGGTATGAACGGCGCAATCAAAACGCTAAAGTCTAGTAAGAAGGTGGTTTACAGATATCGCCAGTACCAAGAGGAAGCACCTGTCGAACAGATGTTAGTTCCTGCGATTAAGATAAGTGAGGAAGAAACAGGTACGGTGTTAAAGTCCATAAAGACAATGCTTCAAGAAGGTAAGAGCGTTGACGAAGCAAAGCGTATGTTGCTTTCTCATTACGACCCAATCGACCAAGCCGACCCACAACTTGTTGTGCGAGTGGATGCTATTGTAAACGGACTAAAAGATTTCCCTGAAGGAAAGATAACCGCTAACACAGCAAAACTTGCCGAACAGATGATGGACGTTATGAACAAGCGTCCTCTTGTGAAGTTCAGCGAAGCTGAGTTCGCCTACAGAACATCTAGGACTGTCAAGGCTTTCAACTCTATAACTCTGCTTGCCTTCACCACACTTACATCTCTAGGTGACAAGGCTTTACCGCTCGTTCGTTCTGGAAACTTCAAGGCTTGGGCGGCGGCAAACAAGAAGTGGTACTCTGACCCAGAGTATCGGAACGCGGCAAAGAGTATCGGCACTGGTATTGAAAACTTAATGCATGACCGCATGGTTCAGATGGCTGGTGAAGGCTCTCAGAAACTGCAAAATAGTTTCTTTAACTTTACGTTGCTGACCCCTTGGACAAACATGAACAGGGAGATAGCTAGTCTTGTAGGGTTTGAAGCATTTAAGTCAGAGATTGCCAGAGCAAGAAAGCTTAAAGCTTCAGGAAAAGAACTGAGTAAGTCATACAAAACAGCAGAGCGTTTCTTGAAGCGGTACGGAATGACTGGAGAGGGTGCGGACGTAGACTTCTTAGCTCCAGACTCTCCTGAACTTACTGATATCAGGTCTTCTGACATGCTTGAGAACAAGCAACTACGTTACGGATTGATGAGGTTTACTAACGAAGCAATCTTTACGCCCAACCCTAACGACATTCCTTTGTTCTTCCAAACACCTTGGGGTTCAATGATCTTCCAACTCAAGAGCTTCCAGCTAATGATGGCTCGTATGGGTAAATATACGATCGACGAATGGAGAGAAGGTAACAGAGCGCCACTCGCATACCTTGCGACTGCTGGTGTTGGTATGGGCTGGGCGAGTGCGGCGGCAAAAGACCATGTTCAGGCGAGAGGCGGCGAAGACGGGGAGAGCCGTGAGCTAAGAGAACGTCGTGTTACTGGTAGTGTATTCGGTCCTTTAGCCAAAGCTATAGGAGTTGAAGAAGACAGCATGACCGACGAAATAGCTGGCAATTATGTTGATGGTTTGATGGCTATCGGTGGGCTAGGACTATTCGGTGAGCTTCTTTACAACACTGCCGAACAAGCAGACAACGGTGCTTTTGGTAAGTTACGTACCTTTAGTGCTGTACTGGGACCAGCAGTAGGCACGGCAGAAGATGCGTATGATGTTTTCGTAGGTGGCCCTCTTGGACTAGGCGAGGAGAAAGCTGGTCGTCGTCGTGAAGCAGTACGATCAATAGTCGGACGCATACCTGTCGCTGGAGGCATACGATCCTTCAAGGAAGGTGTGGTTGACACAGTGGCTGGCGAAGCTGGGTCTGGCGGGAAGAAGAAGAAGCAGGCCAGCAAGTTTGGTAGCAATAGTTTCAGCAGTAATAAGGGGTTTGGTAAGGAGGGTTTCTGATGTTCAAAGCAATACTTCTTATCTGCGTCATGGGGGACAATAGCAACTGCATTGAACTCCACGACCAGAGAGGTCCATACGAAACCAGAGAGAGGTGCGTTGCCCGCATCTACGAGATGGGTCCGTTCGTTCATCAGTACATGCCAGGTTACCACCCCGTATCATACAAGTGTAACAAGCTAGGCAAGGGAAGACTAACTTGAGTGACGTACTACTAAAGCATAAAGTCGGGCCACGTATAATGATGATGGTGATGACTGCTATGTACATTCGTGTAATTGAATGGGGTATTTCACTCGAAGACATTAGTACGCAACAAAGCGCAATGATATCTGTCGTTAGTGGAAGCATGACAGGAGCGTTTGCAGTCTGGCTTGGAAGCGAAAAGAAATGAAGGGACACTTTAAGAAATACCTAGAGCAAGAAAGATGCCCAAGGTGTTTGTGTTCCATGAACGCTGTTGAAGTCCACGGCCACAGTCAATGCAGTGTATGTGGCTTTTACGTAGTCGAATGTTGTAACGGAGAGAAAAATGCTGACTGCACTGATAGGCCCACTAGCAAATCTAGCAGGGACATTTCTTCAAACGAAAGTCGATAAGCAAAAAGCTAAGTCTACTGTAGCTATAGCTGAAGCCACAGCGAAAGCGAAGGTGATGGAGACTGCCGCTACCCACGACAGTAAGTGGGAACTCCTCATGGCGCAGGGTACGCAGGGTTCATGGAAAGACGAACTCGTAACCATTGTGGTTCTGATCCCGTGCATACTGGTCTTCATACCTGGCATGGAGGAAGTAGTTAAGTCTGGGTTTGAACGCCTCAATGAATTACCAGACTGGTACACTAACTTGCTTATGATTGTATGTACAGCGGCTGTGGGTATACGTGGATTAGACAAGTGGAGAAAGAAATGACATACGCATTATCGGCTAAAAGTTTAGACAAGTTAGTAGGCGTAGACCAACGACTGGTTGATGTAGTCTGCCGAGCTATTGAGCTTACCGACGTAGACTTCGGCGTAATCTGTGGCATGAGGACTGAAGAAGAGCAGAAGGAACTGTTCGACAAAGGCGCATCGCAAACTATGAAGTCAAAGCATCTTGAGGGCAAAGCTGTAGACTTGTTGGCCTACGTAGGTGGCAGGCATACATGGGAACTAAACGTCTATGATGAGGTAGCTGACGCTATTAAGAAAGCGGCAAAAGAACTTGGTGTCAAAATTAGATGGGGTGCGGCGTGGCACGTACACGACATTGCTGAGTTTGACGGGACGATGGAATGGGCCATGACAAGTTATATTGATTTAAGGAGATCAGAGGGTAAGCGTCCTTTTATTGATGCTCCTCACTTTGAAATATGGGGTGACTAATGTACGGAAAAACAATTCTAGGTATCAGGTCAGCGGGAAACGTCAAGAAGTCTGAGCGTCCTACTCACTATGCAAAGGGTGGGAGGAAAGGGAACATGATGTCAGAGCCATGCCCTTGTGTCCTCAAAAAGAAGGCGAAGAAGTAGTGGCCCGTAAAGCTCCCAAGAAGCCAGCGAAGAAAGACGCTTGTTATAAGAAGGTCAAGTCTCGCTATAAAGTGTGGCCGTCGGCTTATGCTTCGGGGGCTTTGGTAAAGTGCCGCAAGGTTGGTGCAAAGAACTGGGGCAACAGTAAGAAGAGTGGGAAGAAAAAGTAATGGACTCTAAAACAAAGCAAGAGCTTTACAGAGAAGCGGCAAAAAGTTTTGGCAACCCAAGTGAGAGACTTAGCAACAACAGGTCTATGCACATAGCTCGTTACGTTAGTAGGTCTCCAAGCCAGAAGAGAACAACAACCCCTGTGAAAAAGAAAAATTAATTGAGGCTAATGTTATCGAACCAATCAGTACAGCTATTGCCGCTTTCGGAGCGATAAAGGCGGGCGTTGCCGCTGGCAAAGAAGTCACGTCTTTAGCAAAAGAAATAGGTGCGCTCTGGGGTTCTATTGATGAGATAAACAAACAACACAACAAGAAGAAATCTTCTGTGTTTAGGACTGTGGAAGAGGAGGCTCTGACTACGTTCATGGACAAGAAGAAAGCTCAGGACTTAGAAGACAACCTGAGACAAATAATAATCTACTCCCGTGGTCCGAACGCATGGCAAGAGTTGTTAAGGTTAAGAGCCAGTATCAGAAAGCAAAGGTTGGAAGACGCAAGAGACGCACAGAAAAAAAGACAACAAATGATAGAGGTCGTGCTTATCTCTGGTCTTTTGATTGTCGGCCTTTTTGGACTAGCTTTTCTAGCTTACTTTTTATTAGGGTTAAGAAATGGCTTCAAATAGTGACAGTTTAAGGAAGTGGTTTAGCCGCAACGGTGGCAAGGGCTGGATTGATTGCAAGACTGGCAAGGCTTGCGGTAGGCAGGAGGGTGAGAAGCGCAAGGGGTATCCAGCGTGTCGTCCTACTAAGGCTCAATGCAACTCATCTTCTAAGAAAAAGACAGGGCCATCTAGGATAAGCTGGAAGAAATCCACCAAGAAGTGATTGCTTGAGTTAGCCTTCTCTCTCCCCAGTCTTGGTTATCCAAAACCAAATCACTATTCAAAGACGCAAGGTCTAAACCCTCAGACGAGTGGCCCCCTTCTTTCTCTGCGTTTCGAGTTAGCACGATCACCTGGCCGCTCAATGTTTTCACCATCTCGTACTCGTTCTGAAACCTCATGTCGTCTACCACTACGTTGTTGTTCAAATTCAGGTTCTCTTCTACGATTTTTCTCCACCTGTTCAGCCATAAGTTTTCGCTGATCAGCGAACGTCCCCAGTCCGTTCCAAGACTTTGCATCGCCCATCTCGGTGTCTCCCCATCAAGTAAATCACACGGCTCCTCTTTCAGATGCCCTTCAATGTGACGGTCATCGAGACCTAAAGTTCTCATCATATCCTTTATCGGTTTAGCAAACTTAACTTTAACAAAGTTATGATTAACGCAAAGGCTGTCAGCGGCTAATGTTTTGCCAGAGCCAAGCCTTCCTGCAATGCCGATAAGTCTAGGTCGCATTTTCTTCCTCCATCTTGGCATCCAGAAGCTTCACTTGTAGGTGACGAAGTTTGTCGATTGCCCTGCGACGTTCACCCAGTAAGTATTCCTGTTCTTCTGGGTCCATCTGTGCAAGTTGCCACTCAACATCTTTGATACGGTCACGTATCTGTGTGATGTTGTGTTCCATCTCAAGTACCTTTTTGCTCATTTTTGTACTCCGCTTGCTGTATTAACTCTTTAAGTTTTTGGTTTAACTCTGCTTCCCTCTTCTTTCTTTGCTCACCTTTCGGCAAGTAAAGAACATCAGATGCTTCGGCGCATAACTTTTTGAACCTCTGTGTAATCCAGTGGTCACTGCATCTTACTATAGCAGGGGGTACTGGCCCCTGCCATCCGCTACGTTTTGGCATTTGGTTCGTACCTCACCCAATTCTTACACACATCTACACAACCTTTTGAACAAGTCCAATCTGCACTACTAAGAGACGACGTAGCGTTCCCACAAGTCCTCATGGTTTTCTCAGGTTCTTTGCCTTGCCAGCACACATCTCTCTTGAAGCAACCTCTGCATCTCCAGTCAGACTCGTCGTGAGAAATTTTTGTACCGTGACCAAGGATGATGTTCTCTACCTTCTGCTTCAAAGAGTTGTAGTAGAAAATCTCAAAGTCTACCCACTCGTGGTGGTAGTCAGATGTGTTCTTGTTGTAAGAAACAAGCACTGCCTTCTCTATGTTGGACAGCCCCATCATGTATTGCATCTGGGCATAGTACATAGGGTGGCTGTATCGCACACCCTTCTTCACAAACTCTTTGAACTTGGCATCGTTCATTGATTTAATCTCAACGATAGCCATTCCGTCTTCGGTCTCCATGATACCGTCAGCGTTACCCATAGCGTTACCGTGGTAATCAGTATACCTCCACTGCTTTCCAGTCAGGGGGTCTTTCTCCATAACATGCACACCAGCTTTTGCCATGTCGGATATAACTATGTACTCAATCCTATGACCGTCTCTGAAAATCCTTTTCAGTTTTTGGTCAGGCGCTGTGTTAGGGTATCCTCTGTGGCTGTAAGAAAGCATAGCCGTACAGTCATGCCCTACAGAAGACGCTCCTATGTAGGCTCTGGGCTTCTCATCCTCATCCTTTGAGTAGTATGTTTCGATCATCTTCGTTACGTCTATCATGTCTTTTCCAGTACAAGAAAATAAGAGTGAAACATACGTGCGTGTCTTTGAACTCGCTTCGCTACACCTGATTGTTGGGGGACATCCATTCTGTGCTTTGCTGTAAGAATGAACATATCTTTTAACCTGAATTTATTTTCACACCAGTTCACAACATTTATGTGGGTAGGGTGCATCTTGTGATTATGTATAATGTCTTGACACTTGAACACAAAGATACCCTTGTGTTGTAAAATCCTGTGAACTTCTGTGATTGTTTTTTTGTAGTGGTCTTCCAGTTCGTCGTACCGCCAATACCCACCGTACCTTTTTGACATTACCATGTCGCCATTTCCACTACGTCCATTGCGGACATAAGTTAAGAAGGGTGGGTCAAACACAACTGAAGACAGAGAACAGTCCAGCAACGGCAGACTTGTACTGCAAGCTTGCATGACATCACTTGACTGAGGGTCTATGTCGTACCTAAGAGATGGCTTAGATATGCGCCTGTAAAAGTTTCCGTTTCCGTAACTTATGTCGGCATCAAAAGACGACCTGTTCGTTAGCGTCAGGATGTTTCCTAAGATTTCGTTTTGATTATCTGATACTGACTTAATCATTATAAAGAAGAGGGGGCTTTAAGCCCCCTCAACCCCCGCACACTAAAAGGGAATGTCGTCATCGACATCATTGTTTTGAGATGGAGGCGGCTTTGACGCCGCCGCACCTAGTGGGTCTTTAAACTTTTGGAGATCAAAGGAAGGGTCAACCTTCTGTGCAGACTTATAAGACTTGACCTTCTGGTTGATCTTGCCGTTGTACTCGTCGTCACCCACATAAATGCCGAAGACAAACCCCTTGAGGACAGACACATCGTCGTTCGGGAAAGGGTTGTCAGGGTTCGGATGACCACCATGATGGCAGAGTGTCTTCAATTGTGAGCGCCCGATCTCCTGATTTTTTGGGTGGTTCGGGTTGTACACAACAATCCAGTCTGTGATTGTTCTAGTGCCATTGACTTCGCGCATTGACACAACGACTTGCTGTGTACCGTTCTTCTTCTTCTCAGGCTTGGCGTCAGTAACCTCGACGATATGGTTGCCCTCTGGAAGAATTACACTGCCGTTGCTAACCTCAACGTGCTGAAGATTTAGATCGTTAAAAGTGAAACTCATTGTTCGCTCCCTTGTTTTGTACGTGCGTTATACTCATCGTCATCCATATCCATTTTGACAAACAGGCTGACGATATTACCTGTCTGTTCAACTGGCTTGAGCCTTCTTCGTTCATCACGAACCTTGCCCTTCCATCCGTTATACTCTTCAGTGACTACGTATCTAATAACCTTACCCTCTCCTGCTGAGTGGGTATCTGTAGTGTGCCTGACACCACAAAAGACATTATCGAAGATACCTGGTAGCTGTTGCTGTGACTGTTTGCCAGCAACCATAGGCCAATACTCTGTGTTACCAGCGTCGTCCTGACCTTCCTTGGCGAGTGCCGTTACAAGAACGTGCATGTTCATATCCCTGATAGCTTTGCATGCTCCTATCAAGTTCTTGGCGTGGTCAGAGAAAATCTGGAAACCATTTACAGCCTTGCCAGTTTTCTTTGCGTCGTCCTCTGCCATTTGGTTGGCATGCCTCATGCTCATGTCGCTGAGTTCAGTCAAGCTGTCAACTCCAACCCAATTGTAACCCTTGGACTTGAAGTCATCAGTCATCATCCACTTGAATATATCGACGAAACTATACGTTTGCTTTGAAGCATCCGAAGGTGAAGCCCAGCTAGTAAAAGGCAGATAGTCAATTCCAGCATCACGGATAGAACTCAACCCACTTTCTCCCGAAAGAATAAACCCATTCCCAAATTGTTTTTGGTAGTGGATAAACTGAGTTGTCTTCCCCCATCCGTGATGACCATACAGTAATGTTTTTCTGTAACTTGTTGTGTGATCGGATGTGTTCATCGGTTCAAACATTTATCCTAAACTCCCTGATTTAACCGTAACCTTTACTGGACCACCCTTGCGAGTAAGTGCTGGTAAAAGTTCTTTCTGTTGCTCTTCGTCCAGCGTCTTAAACTTTTTCTTGTCTATTGAATAAGTGCGACGAACAAAGTCTGGCAGGGTTGTTGATGATGCGAAGATTGTCTCAAGGATTTCTTTATCCCAAGTCCACCGTTCCTGTCGGTAGAGTGTGACCATGTAAGCGCCAACTTGTTTGTTGAACTCACCAGCATCTGCTGGGAACTCAGCTTCGATCTTCATCTTTAGCTGGTCTGCTTTACTAGACAATTTTTCGATTTGATTTACAAGCTGGCTGAACTCTTCAACCATGCCTGATAAGCCGCCAGTTTCTGGCTGTTGCTCATAGTCTTCCCAAGTCTCCATAGGCTTTACTCCTTATAATTTCAGTGCGCGTAAGTGTGGCGAGGTGCAGGGAGGAAATACTGTGTTCAGCTACTTCACACCCCGCCACAGAAAATACAATAGCAAATGTGTAAGAAAAAACAACTGTCTTAATTGTGAGAAAATGTAACGATAATAAGACAGCGCTTGTAATGACATGTAATATGGGGATATGTCTAGTATGAGAAAGGAATAATCATGTACACGTTCAATGTCAGCAGATTGGTTAAAGACTGCGGAGGTGTTACTGAAGTCGCAAAGGCAACGGGTAAAAGCAGAACTCAACCCTACCGATGGGTAAAGACTAACAGTATAACCACCGAAATACTTGCGAAGATCGTATTCGCTAACCCCAACATAAACTTAAACTCATACTTAGAAGAGATGCGAAATGAACCAAGAAGCTCAAAAGTGGCGTGACGCTTTATACCAAGCGTCCGTCGAAGCAGTGGAGAGGGGCTGGTGTATTATCCCCTTATCCTTGCAAAGCAAGAAGCCGCTAGTAGGTTGGAAGAAATACCAGACAGAGCCGACCACCTTAGAAGAAGTGGAGGATTGGTTTGAGAATGGTGTAAAAACTACCAGCGGAAATATAGTTGGCACGTTTAACATCGCTGTCCTTACTGGTTCTATCAGTGGGATAATTGTCTTGGACTGCGACAACGAGAAGTCAGTTGAGTACGCAGTCAAGAACGGTTTGACCTCACCATTTGTAGTGCATACAGCAAGAGGCAAGCACTTCTACTTTGCTCACCCACTTCACGGTCAAAGATTTGGCAACAACGTGGGAGGTGTAACAAGGAACTGGCCTGACATAGAAGGGCTAGACCTACGTGGTGACGGCGGTTACGTAGTGATGCCGCCGTCCATGAAGATGCGAGACAACAAGGTAGAACATATATACCACATGGAAGTGGGGTATGGCCTTGGCCTTGACGACATAGAAGACTTTGTTTGGAAAGGTACTCCTGAAAGCGTAGCCCCACCACAAGTAGGAGAGTTTGCTTTCGGGAACTTAAACCTTTCTGGTGTAAAGGTTGGTCAGATAGAAGAGTCTCTGCCAGTTTATGATCAAGTTAAGAGGCGTGTAGCGCACTTAGGCCACAAGCTACGAGAAGGGGATGGCACTGACGTTTGGATGCTCAGATATATTGGTCAGCAAGTTCGCCAAGGAGTTGTTGAAGAGTCCTTGCTTCTCAAAGTAACCAAGTTTCACGACGACTTCTTTGATGACACTGGGTTTACACCTGACCAGACACAGACTTGGATTAATACCAAGATACGTAGTGTCGTAGACATGGATAGAAGATCGTACCCAGAGGAGTACGACAATGAAGGCCGAAGAATACTGAAGGCTAAAGAACCGCCTAGACTTGGTAGACTTGTACCAATTCGTGGCTCTGATGTTGACAGACTGATCGACACACTAGGGGAAACGAGCTACTGGTCAGACCCAGTGATACCATCCGAAACAATTACTCAGGTTGTCGGCTATAATGGTCACGGCAAATCCTTTTTCTTACAAGGCATGTTAGTAAGCATGGCATCAGGCAATGAAAGCTTCGGTCCGTTTGCTCAGAAGCCAGCGAAGGTTCTTTACTTAGACTACGACAACCCAAGCCGTACTGTTTTGTACAGGTTTCGTAACTTCATAAACATGTTTGGCGATAGTGGTGATAACTTTAACATGTGGTCGCCATCACTCATCTCTGCCGACGATGGTGGTGAGATGAACTTGGGGACAGAGCAGGGCTTCAAGTTGCTGGGCGATTGGTTGGAAGTAATCAAGCCCGACATAGTGGTTATTGATACAGTTCGTAATGCGTTCGGCGGGTTGGAAGAAGCCAACGCCGCAGAGTGGTTCAAGGTAAACCACGTAGCCAAGTCGATACGAACTAAGTTCAAGGCAAGCGTGGTACTTGTACACCACCGCAACAAACCAGGCGAGGGTGGCTTGGGCAGAGAAGCTGGGTCAACAGCACAGCTTACCGACATCGACACACAGGTTATGGTCACTCAAGTATATCGGGACAAGAACGTAGCGAAAACAAAAGCGGCAATCCACGATGCGGACGTATCGGTTACTGCTTTCAGTGGCGCAGAGTATACTGCCACTACTTTCTTAGAGAACCAGTTGGAAGCAGACAGCCGCCTCAAGATGGTTCAACAAATTTCCTTTGGGAAAGTTCGTACTCAGACAGAGTTGCACCGCACATACTACATTGGCTGGGCGGAACGGCTGGCGGACGGAAGCGAATACCTTGTGCATACCCCATCACCGAGGCAACAGGCAGTGTGGTTACACATTCACAAGTCGATGGGTGTTGAGGAGGTGAGTCGTTCACTGAGCATACCTCGTTACGAAGTTGAAAGGTGGTTGCGACAATGATTAGGGGAACTGTTCTTGAACTGTTCTTGAACTGTTCAGTAAAGAGACAAGGCCGTTTAGGTCTTGGCTCTCTTATTGTCCTGGACGGATTATACACAGATACGTAGGAGGTAGGTCAAGAGAGAAAATGTAACGACATATCGCAACCCCTTTGGGGGTTGCTCTTTTAGAAACATTCAGAGGTGAGCATGAATAGGAAACCGATCTCAGATGAGGATCGGGAAGCTCTCTTGGATATGCTGGAAGATGGATACACATATAAACAAATGGCCTCTTTCATGGAGGTCTGCACTGATACGCTGAAGCGCATACTTGTCCGAGAAGGGCTTGCCGAGTTTAACGGAGCCAAATACGCGATAGCTCCATCGCATAAATCGCAGATGCCTACGTGGGACAGGAAGTGTCTCAAGTGTAAGCGCATGTACACACTCCCAAAGTGGCAGTACATCTGTGACAAATGTACCTCAAGAAACGAAACGCTAGGGTTGTCTGATGACATGATCTTTGTTGATGTGTCTGAGGATACCCCTTTGTCTGAAAGAACTGAGGGCTACAACTTTAGTGCAACAAAAGGAGCGAAGAAAAAATGAGTAAGCAGAAGCGTAAAGGCGACGGTTACGAAAGAGAGTTAGCTAAGTGGTTAGACTACTGGCTGTTTGGTAGTAGTGGGAGCGTTCAACGTGCGCCTCTATCTGGTGGTGGAAGCAACATGTTTGGTGGTGGGTTGCCTGACTTAAACGGTGTGCCGTTCATGTGGGTTGAGGCAAAGCGCACAGAAAAGTTCAGCCCCTATGCCGCTATGGAGCAAGCCGAAAAAGGTATTGAGAAATCCCGAAGCAGGGATATCCCCGTAGTCCTGACCAGACGAAACAGGATGGATACGTCGGAGAGCTTAGTGGTGATGCGTCTAGGTGACTGGCTACCCCTGTACAAATCTTTTCTTTGGGAGATGGGCGTCGAGACACAAGAGCCAGACGAGGATGGAGTGACGATTACTTTCGACTCAGAGCTAGACTTCGGGGACGACGAAGGTTCTAACATTGTGCCACTATCTGACTATAGGAGTCACTTAAAGCTGGTGAAGGACGATGGCGAAGAAGAGGTGTAGTGTAAAACTTTCTGTTGGTCGTGGTGAAAAGAAGCCAGCCTCAAAAGGTGCTGGCCTAACTGCGAAGGGCAGGGCTAAACACAACAGGGCGTGTGGCTCTAAGTTGAAAGCTCCCCAACCAGGTGGGGGCAAGCGCAAAGATTCCTACTGCAAACGATCTGCTGGTCAGATGAAGATGCATAACATCAGTTGTAAGAAGACGCCGAAGAAACGTATCTGCGCGGCTCGTCGCCGTTGGGGATGTTAGGGACGACTTGCTACAAGTATATGTCCAAAATCTAAACTACTTTGAGTAGCCCATTTTTAGGAGAACACTAATGGCTTATGATCGACGCAACACTGCCGCAAAGAAAAAGACTGCGGACAAAAAGAATAAAGTTTCCAAGCGGTCTGGACTTGTGACCAAAGCATCTGCTGGTAAAGCATCTGGCATCCGCAACATGGCAAACAAAACTGCTCGTGGTCGTGGTATCCGTCGCGGATAAAAATGTTTATGTCTGCCGTACCTGTGGAAACTCTCTAGCATCAGACAATTACTGGTTCTGGAGAGACCACAGGAATGGCTCTATGCGTAGGGAAAAGTCCTGCAAGGATTGCAGGAACGGCGACAGGCTGAAGCGAATGAAGTCCTTGAGGGGATTCTTGTCTCGCAAAGTTTCTCAGTTAAAGTCAGCCAGAACTAAACAGGGTATCGAGTTTACCTTGACCGTTGATGACTGCCTAAAAATCTACAAAGAACAGCTAGGTATGTGCGCTATGTCTGGGCTAGTTCTTGATTATGGCACACCACATCCTGACAATAAGTGGGAGAGCAGAAATTTATCCATTGATAGGATAGATTGTGATGGTCGTTACGAGGTTGGTAACGTACAGTTGATATGCGCTTCGATAAACTTTATGCGAGGGAGATTGCCTGTTGACGTATTCATCGGATTATGTGAACGAGTTGCTGGAAGAGGCGGTTGACGGTGTTGCCGACGTAGAGACGGACATGACACTGGCTACTCGCCCAATGGTCGGCATACTGTACGACAACGACGATCCCAAACTGGTGTCGCCAATCATAGAGATGTTGCCTAATGGTATAGCCATGCACTTTGACAAGGACACTAGGATATACATGAGTTATATATCTGCCGCTATGTTCGGTGACACAATAAAGTCTAGTGCTTTGCAAGTCTTATCATCAGAAGTAACTGAGATTACTGAAGAGATTGAATAGCATCATACCAGAATGGCACAGGTGTACAGTGTACCCACTTAGCGAAGTGTGATTTCTCTGAAGCGTAGTACAATCTGTAAGAAGCCACGTAGTTATCCGAGTGATATTCTTCTGGCATACAAAGAGGCGGCCTTGTTAGGCCGCCTTTTCTGATGCTGGGTGGAGAGTCAACGAACTTGTGCATTAGGTTCATTGTGTTGTGCATGGTATGGAAGCGAAGCCAATGTTCATTCATTAGCTGGCAAGCGAGAGAGTAAGTCCATCTATAGTTGGCCTCACTCTCTGCAACCCACCTAGTCATGGGGTGTTTAGTGTGGCTCAGTACCTTGCCTGACTTGGACAGTGGCGCATACATACCCTCTGACCAACTACCTAGTAGGAAGTGTGCGAAGGAAAGCATCTGTCCTGTTTCGGTAAACATTTTTGGTACATGCTTATCGCAGAGGTAGCTTGCCGATTTTTTCGGACACCGCGAGAGGTGAAATATGTTCATTCTTTTTTATCTCCAACCCATAGCCCATTACATTAAGCACTGCCTCTACACTATCAAGCCTTGCTCCATTTTGTTTCAGCCACCTACTCATGGTTCTGTACCCAAGACCAGCGGCTAGTTCAACGTCAGTAACATTGAACCCACCACTGTCTATCAATCCGAACGTCTGTTTCAAGATAGGATTTATCCTCAACGTATCGGTAGGTGGTAACTCAGTTGGTCTCTTCATTTTCCAAGAGCCAAGATAAAGTTTTTTAGTTTAAGCATGAACCCAATGTCTCCATCCACAAACCTAACGTCTGAAGTGTTGTCGCTCAATGATGAAGTGTTGTCGCTCACCACAGGGGTCATTTGGCTTTTGCGAACGCGAATAAGATTAGGCTCATAATTTTTAGAGTCGGGATCAAACTTATATACTGAACCCAAACAAATGCCGAACCTTTTGGCTATAACTTTTTTATGAACGCCTTTCCTCATCTGGCTTTGTAGCTTGTCAATGTCGTGACCGCTTAGAAAGACATGCGTTTTACGTTTTCTCATTACTCTTATTCCCTATTAAAGTTGTGAAAGTTCTTAAATCATACCAACCCAAACCATCCTGACAAGCACAATATCTTATCACAATCGTGACAGATACTAAGGTAAGGACACAGCGACGACCATCGTTAGTCGTTGGTACAAGCCAAAGGAATGGGGTATTAGATTAATACTGTGTCCTCAAAACGGACACGGTAAATCAACACCACAACCTTTGACCGTAATAAAATTTTCTGAAAATTTTTGGAAACGCTTGTCAGATATCACCCAATTGTTTGCGAGATGACATGACAAAATCCTTTGCCCTGCTTTGTATATACCCACGATAACGCATTGTCATTGATACGTCGGCATGACCCAGCAAATATTGCAGATCGCCCAAGTCCGCACCAGCCTTGGCTGTTAGGTATGCGAACGTATGTCGTGCATCATGCACTCTGATGGGGGGTATTGTGCAATATGCACACGCTCTCTTCAGTGCTTTGTTCAGCGTCGCAGAGGCAGAACGATTGTCGTTCCATATGTCTAGCCCTCTGGTCGGAAAGTTTCTTACCATATCCGTCACGTCGTCAGACATCGGAACGTCACGGGTTAAGGTCTTTTGTTTCATCTTGCTAACACGACGTATCTTCACGACACCACCACGAAAGCAAGACTCATCAAGTCTCAGCATCTCACCAAGCCGCGCACCAGTATCGAACAGCAGAAGAAAGTGTGGATAGTATTTAGGTTCATTCTTCTTGAAGAAGCGCAACACATCCAACACTTGCTCCTCATCCAGATGAACATCTCTGGCATCGTCAACGTGGGGCATAGGTATCTTCGGGCATCGCCATCCGTATGTCTCCTCAGCATACTTGAGGATCGCTCGTAGTTGGTTGAGATAACGCTTGATGCTATTGGCCTGTAGACCTTGCATCGCCTCGAACACGAACGCCTGTATGCGTTGTGTGGTTACGTCGTTCAAGGACACCTTGCTCCAGTAACTAGACAGCTTGTCTATCTTGCTGTCCATGTCACGAGACATCCTGCCTTCCAACTGTTTCCAACGTCGGTAGTCTTTGATTGCCTCACCGACAGTCTTGTTGGTGCTGTTGTACAGAGTGTTGGTTAGTATCTTGCTCTCCATATCAACCCGCATTTGTTCAGCGATCTGCTTACCATTCGGATGGTTAGTAGGAACGCGGGTGCTTTTACGCACCCTGTTCCCTGACAAAGACCCGACGATATGCCACACGCCACCATTCTTTTCTATCTTCAGCATCATGTTCTCCCTAAGCTACGCTACTTTGATTTTGGTAAGCGGCTCCAGCCTTATTCCAGAAAGCGGCTACTGCTTCATGCACAGTAGAGCCACTACATATTTTGTTGGCATCATCAATACTGATCGTGCCGATCAGCAACACCTTGCCCTGCTTATACTCGACAACGTGGTATCCCTGACCACGAACGCTGACGAGGCACGGCTGACCGTGCTTCTCTAAGTCGTTGACCCAACCATCTGGTATGTCCTTGAAGGTTTTGATTGTGTCGTCACAGTTCTGAGGGATTGCCTTCATGTAGTAGGGTTTGCGCCCATACCGCTTTCCGCCGCCCTTCGTAGTCGGGCTTGTGTTCTGATGGACAGGCTCACCCAAGGCGGAAAGCCTATCGTTACATACTACGATCATTGTCCGAACTTCCTTCGCATCCATAGTCGCTACGACCTTTTCGATCATGGTTAATTTATCCATTGTCTTTTTCCTCTTCGATTGTGAAAGCCAAAAGCGGGTTGTCTAATTTGCATAGCCAATCCAACTCTTCTTCAACGTAATCCAATGCTTCGCTTTCTGTCTCTGCGCTAACGTAGACACGAACGACAACTTCTCTCGGATCAGTCATTGTTAATCTCCCTTGCATCCTGTGAGAAAAATTCCCGATGAACTGTGTCGGGGTTGTAATGTGGTGGGTATTCAGAACCAGCATGTTCCCCAGCTACTAAGCAAGCGAACTCCTCTGCCTGATCTGCGTCTTGGGCTTCGACATCAATGACGACAGCCTCTTCAAAACAAACTGCGACTCTGTA